AAACAGGTAAACCACACATTACTCAGCTTACCCAAGAAGAAAAAGATGCACTGGAAATCACTTTCACCATCAACGAAGGTTGCACAGAAATCATCGCCGATCTCAAAGATTTATTTAAAGAAATGCGCAAATGTTTTATGGGACTAACAAACGGTATGACAGGTAAACAAAAAATCTTTACTTACACCACGCTGGCCATTTGTATTGGCGGTGCAGTAGTTGGTATGAAATGGGTTGAAAGCCAAAAAGATATTGAGCTTGCTCAAATTCAATTGACAGAAAAACAAGCCACTGAAAACATCGAAGCACAAAAACTAACAACTATTCTAACCACCATTAAAGACGTGGCAAACCACAGCACCAATCCACGCTTTAAACAATCTATTCAATCTATTGAAGAACATACTGAAAAAGCTTACAGCGAAGTCGTGCGTGCTGCAAGTGATGCGGAAAATATTACAATTTCCAGTAATAATGCGGAAACTAAATTAGACAAACCGAAAATCACAAAAATAGTTGATGAGCTCAATAGCCAAGAAAAAGCAAAAACCACCCCTGATGCCATTGATTTATACATTGACGGCGTAAAACGGCAAGAAGGGAAAATCACTATCTTTGCCCGCACTTTACAAGGCGAAACCTTTACCGCCAACATTGATAGCGATATGTTAGGCGATGAAGGTGTGAATGAAATTATCGACCGAGTAAAAGATATTAACACCATCAAGCTAAGTGGAATGGTAAAACGTCGTGCAGGGAAGATTGAACAGGCGACATTTAGTACCATCATTGTCGAAGAATAAAAAGATTATTGACAAAAACCGCCATCAACGGATAAGATAACCGCACTTACAACGTTCAGCGGTTACCCGCACCCGATAGCATAGCGGTTTTTTTATGCCTAAAATTTAAATGTGAGAATTCTCACATTTAGAAAAACCCCAGATCTGGGGTTTCCCAAAGATCGGGGCGAGAGAGCGATATACAATACATCTGAATAAGCTCCGCCGTCTGAACGCGGTAAGTTGAACCCCGATCACCTACTTAATGATCGGATAACTTAAATTCGTTCAGGGGCATAAAAATGTCAAATTTAACCATTCTTAACAATTCAATTCGCAATATTGATAATCTTTATTCATTAAATGATCTACATAAAGCAAGTGGCGGCGCTGATAAACATTCACCATTTCGTTTTATGAGAAATGAAAGTACTCAAGAACTCATTTCTGAAATGAAAAATGAGATGAACACCAAATCTGGTGTTCAAAAAGAAGCTCAAGGATCAGATCTGATCTTTAAAACTTTACGTGGTCGAAATATCCAAGGCACGTGGGTATGTGAAGAATTAGTGCTTTCCTATGCAATGTGGATAGATCCAAAATTCCACTTAATTGTATTGCGTGCATTCTTGGCAATGCACCGCAACCAGCCACAACAGCTCTCCTTGCCGGAGCCTGAAAAGAAATTCACCTTTGAATTTACCGAACACGAACTCCAACAGCTTGTGTGGGCGTGGTTTGCTTTATTGCGTGGTACGGAACTTTGCCAAGTACTTCACCCCGCATTAAAACAAATTGGCTCGCACTACGCTGCACCGGTTCATGACATAGCTTACGAATATCGCAGCACTCTCCGTCAGGCGCATAACGTATTAACACGCATTACGGAACAATTTGAATGCGAGCAAGGTAATAACTGGCGCGTATTAAAATATCTTCGAGCCTACAACCCCAAAGCAACAGGCTTTCAGCTAGACATCCTATAAAACAACGAAAAATCCGACCGCACTTTTCCCTAAGAAATCCGTGCGGCGGGGTTTCACACCCAAAATTCAGCAAATTGATTAAAAAGGAAACAAAAAATGAAACTAATTACTACCGCACTTGTTGCGATTATCTCAGGGTTAATGATGACGCAAGCAGTTGCATTAATGACGCTACCGGAGCGTAACGCGGTAACTTACACAGATTACAACAACCACGCAGCAAGCGAGCAAATCTCCGCCGAGTGGGAATCTAAAGCAAAAGCCGAATGGATTGCGGAATTCGGCGACGCACAGCCTAACCTAAACGCGGAAGCGCAATTATATCTAGAGCAAGAAACAGCAAAATTACAGGGTTTGCGCAATGGTAAGTAAAGACTTAACACGTTATTACAAAATCCAACCACACGAGCGCGGACTTGGATTTATTGCTATTGAGTACATCTACGACCGCGGCAAGATTAAGCGACTTTGGACAAGCAATAATCACTGTGACGAGAGCTTGTGCGAGGTTGAGATAAAAAACCGAAAGGCGCGAGTTAAGCAAATCCGAGAGTTGGATTTAACGCGCAAGTGCTTACATAAATTTTACAACTGGGGGCACCAGGATTTGTTATGAGCGAATTACAAACAGCGTGGGAAAATCGGCTGGAAGCGGAATATCACGCACAAATTGAAGAAGCGGAAAGATACGAAGCCGAGCTTAAAGCGGAAAAATCCCGAATTGATGAGGCCGCAAAAAACGGTGACGAATCACTAATTGACGCAATCAATGACACAATCTCTCTTAGTGACGACAGCTTAAATATGCAGTGGTTAGCGATTGGCGCTGGAGCATGGGATAAGTTAGCAATCATCCGAAATAACGCGATCGAGATTGTGGCAAAACGAAATTTAGAAGAAGGAGCAAGGCAATGACAACACAAAACGCACCAGTGAAATTATCTGAGTGTAAATCACTAAAAGATTTTTTAAATCATCCGGTTATCACCGAAAAAATAAAATCTCTGGTAAACAAAAATGCGGCAACATTTACAACAAGCATTATGCAGATTGTAAATAGCAACACAATGCTACGCAATGCTGAGCCAATGAGCATTTTTAACGCGGCATGTATGGCGGCCACACTTAATTTACCGCTACAAAACGGATTGGGCTTTGCTTATATCGTCCCATATCAAAACCGCAAAGAGAAAAAGACCGAGGCTCAATTTCAGATCGGTTACAAGGGCTTTATTCAGTTGGCCCAGCGCAGTGGGCAATTTGAGCGACTTGTATCGCTACCGGTTTACAAAAAGCAGTTAGTCAAAAAGGACTTTATCAACGGGTTTATTTTTGACTGGGAGCAAGAGCCGGAAAATGACGAAAATCCGGTTGGATATTACGCTTATTTTAAGCTAATTAACGGTTTTTCCGCCGAGCTATACATGAGCCATGATGACGTTGTTAAACACGCACAACGCTACAGTCAGACCTTTAAAAAAGGCTTTGGCGTATGGCATGACAACTTTGAAAGCATGGCGTTAAAAACAGTGCTTAAATTGTTGTTATCAAAACAAGCTCCGCTATCCGTTGAGATGCAACAAGCGGTATTAGCAGATCAAGCAATCGTTAAAGATGCGAAAGACGGTGAGTTTGACTATCCGGATAATCACATCCAAGACGCCGAATTCGCCGAAATGAAAGTCGATGCAGATGCTTTTGAAAACTGCAAGAAAAGCATTGCAAGTAAAGAAACTACTCTACAAGAGCTTTGCGACAATGGGTTTGAGTTTACGCCGGAACAATACGCAGAGCTTGAGGCGCTAGAAAATGTACCGAATGAAAGCTAGATGCTCAATGCTATCTAGACTACTACCCGAGCCAAAAGGTGATGCAAAGATTTCCGCTACTGCTAAAAGTGCAGTGCGAGAGATTGCCAAGTTTGACTTGTTTGGCTATCAATCCTTTGACGGCAACAAATACACCGAAAAAGGATTGCAGCTTGAGGAGCAAGCTATAAAGCTCAGTAGTCTATCTCGTGGCTTAGTGCTTAAAAAAAATACTGAGCGCCGTGAAAATGATTGGATACAAGGTGAGTGCGATATTTACGTACCGTCTCGCAAGCTAATCATTGATACAAAATGCACTTATGATATCGGCACGCATCCGTTTTTTAGAGATGAGGCCGAAGAAAAAGCCAAAAAACAAGGCTACGACATCCAAGTACAAGGCTACATGTGGCTTTGGGATTGTGAGGAAGCGCACATTGATTTTTGCTTATTTCCCACTCCGCTTGATCTAATTAAGCCGTGGGAAAATGAGGAAAAACTAATTGATTTAGTCGACCAAATCCCGCAGAAAAAACGGTTAACGACCGTAATTATCAAGCGGGATGAAACAATCATTGAAAAAATCAAACAACGCGTTGAGGCGGCTCAAGATTATTATCAAGAGTTAATTAATGAATTAAGCTAATCAATGGTGGCGTTATGAGAAAAGGAAGCAGAAAAACATACTCATTAAGCGAGGTTAAAAATCGTTTTCTTTCAAAGGTTGAGGTAAATGAATCGAGTGGATGCTGGAACTGGATAGGGTCAATCCATGGAAATGGATATGGTAGATTTAATCCTTTTAGAAAGCCTATGTACGCACATAGGTTTTCTGCATTATTGAAGTATGGAATAGTGAGAAGTGATCTTGATGTTTGTCATACTTGTGATAATAGAAGATGCGTTAATCCAAACCATTTATTTATTGGAACAAGAAAAGAAAATATGCAGGATGCAGTAAGAAAAGGGAGAACAACAAAAGGCAAGGTGTTTAGAGGTAAGCTGCGGCCAAATGAAGTTATCGCAATTCGTGAAATGCTTAAAAATGGATGCGAGATAAAAGACATAGCAGATAAATACAATGTTTCGCCCAAAGCAATAAACTCAATCAAAACTAGAGAACACTGGAGACACATATAATGAGCGTGAATAAATGCATTTTTATCGGCAACCTAACCTCGCATCCTGAAATTAGAACAACGCCTAACGGTGAGCAAGTGGCTAATTTTTCTATTGCACTTAACGAGCGATACAAGGCGAAAGACGGCAGTATTGTAGAAAATGTTGAATACGTTCGCATTGTGTTCTATCGCCGTCAAGCGGAAGTGGCAGGGGGAGACCTGCGCAAAGGCGCAAAAGT